CACTCGTTAGCTACAGTTAACGCCGACCACCATAGCGGTTCAGGTACTTCTTCTTGGTTTGTGTATACATAATTCAACTGGTGGCATCCATCTTCGCCACGGATCATTATGTTCTTAAATTTTTGTATCGTGTTGCTTGCGAGTGACTTGGTAAGATCATTGAGTCCTTGCTCGTCAAGCAGTGACGGGGTATTAAATATAGTTGCTTCCGCCGGTGGGCGTACACCTAGCAGCTTAGTAAACGTATCGAACGCTACTGGCTTACCTGTGGTTATTACAGCAACGTCAAGCGGGGGGTCTGACTTAAAGTTAAAAGTACTGGGAATCCGTAATACACGAGCAGCTTCAAATACACTAGAGTCAACGTACAGGTTGTGCAGTATGCACAGCTCATTAAGACGCGCAGCTACAGGCTCCCACTCCTTGCGGAACACTGTTTCTTCTAACGCCCAATAGACATGCAGTCCACGCCCTGAATTAACAACGATGGGTTTGGGTAGCCCTATCAACGCACAGAAACGTTGCAACTCTACTAAGCCTGTACTTTGGTCGATGTAACCAAAAGGGCGGTTAGTAACGGGGTTAACCAACTCCTTGCCTTCGCCGCAGTCAATGTCCATCCAAAATGACTTAAGACCTAGCACGTTAGATTGTTTGCGGTTAGCACCGGTAGCGTACTTAGCACAACCAAAAAATACATTGCGCTTTTCTTTTACGAACCGTTCTGCAAACGTATCTACTTCTTCTCTAGTTTCAACTAACTCTTGCTTTATGGATTTACCCTTGATACCAACCACAGCGAACCACCCATCGGGGGGCAGCACCGCATCTAGTAGATCAAACGTATCCATCTATTTATTCCAAAGACGGGTAAACAGGGGGCAAGCCCCCTGCCATCACCCAATTAACTACTTAAATGTGCTGAGTAATTCGGTGATTGCGGATGCGTGTGCGGGTTGCGGTTCATGTGATCCAATAAACCAGTTATATATAGTCATACGACTAACGCCTAACTGATCTGCAATGCTGCTTACTGGAACGTCATGTGCAATACACTTGCGACCCAATGCAACGCCAAGCTTAGTCTTACTGGCTTGCTTGTTCAGTGCAATAAGTCTCGAACTGTATCCGTAGGTCATGGCTTACTCGTCTTGGCTCCAAGCACTAATCACATCAGCAAGGTTCTTCTTCCCTGCCGGTGCAACTTCAGTTTTCTTGGCTACTCGTTTAACGGGCTCAGCAATCTCTTCGTCTTCAACGATTACTTTCGCTGCTTTAGGTGCGGGCTTTTCAAATTCCTCTACTGGAGTACCGGGAAGTACTAAGGGCTTTCTCACCACACCATCGGTTTGTGCAACGGTTAAAGTGACTGCGTTCTTAGCTTCAACAGATTGACCCGCCGGTTCAGCAACTGCCCACTCTTCACGGTTGATATGACGCACCGGTGAGAAGAACAACTTAACTGTGTCGCTATCCAAGTCCATGCTAACTTGAGTAATGATCTGATTGATGTTCTTGCCGTTACCTGCAATGTACTTGGTATAGCTCTCGAACGGATGGATGTTGCCCTCACCCTTACCAAAGATTGACCTAGACGGAACATTTAACTGATACACATCACCTGACATATCGTTCTCAAGCAAGATTGCAATACGGCGTTGGTAACGACAAGCACGACTAGTACCCTCACCTGAACCCGAAATATTTTGTGGGCACGTTGCGCAGCTTACGCTTTGCTTGTCTTCCGCAGATGGGTCAGGTACATCGCCTTCGTTTGAGAAGCATGAGGGCGGTACAATTTCGTCGGGGTTGTACTTACCGGCGTAAAACACACGAGATACGTTCTTACGCGCATTAATGATGATGACGTTCATCTCACGAGTAGTCAGCTTACCAACTTCTTCGCCGCCAACAACTTTGCGGAACACGCCGCCACGGATTGAAATGCGCTTACCACCTGAGCCGCCACCGGCAAGGGATTTGGTCAAATCGTTAAGCTCTGCACCACGTAGGAAATCGGGAACTTCTTGATTGAAAATTGAAACGTTGCTCATTTGCTCTCACCTGTCTTGAGGAAATTTAAAAAGATTACTGCCTTAGCAATTATTTTATCTGCGGGTTCTTCAAAAGAAGAATTTTCAACTGCTTCATGCAAGGCTGCGTTACGTAGTTGTAACTCAAGCCCTAACTCACGTTCAAATACTCGTTGCTGCGCAGAAATAGCTGCTTGCGCCTCCGCACTAATTTGCGGTGGGTTTTGTGGTGCGGTCATTGTTTAGCTCCGTCTAACTACGATTGTGTATTTATTGTCTGACCATAATCCGGGGGGTAATAGGTCAGGGTGTTCTTCTAAGAACTGCTTCGTGTTTGTTTGATGCAGTCTTTGCTCTAGCAACCCGTATGCGTCATGCTCTTTGATGAACTTGTACAACGAGTCCCAATCAGTCGTAGCGTAACGTGTTGTCACCTTACGAATAATTGTGCCTTCACCTGTGCGGATACTACTTGCGTTCTGCTCTTTGCACAGCTCTAACATTTCTTCAGAGATAGCTTCGAGCTGTTCGTTGTACTCAGCAAGCTCCTGCTTGTGCTTCTCAACTACTGCTTCTTTGGCATTGCGTATCTTAATGTAAATCTTTGCCAGCTCTTCGGCTGATACTTTTGGTGCTGCATCTTCCATGGTATTACTCCTGTTGTTCAATCATTATAATGATGTTTTTTACTTTGTCAAGAACCCTCCTCGATTTCCTGTCGATATAAATCAATTATTTTCGTGTGGTTGTTTATGTTGTTGGTCAACATGCTGTACAACCTAGCTTCAACTTCACTGCCTCTGATGTGCACGATAGTCATAGCGTTTTTTTGTCCGGGTCTATTGATACGTGCATTGGCTTGTAGGTACGTCTCAACTGACATGACGGGAGCATACCAAATAACCGTGTTAGCTGCGGTAAGGGTTAACCCATGTGATGCTGCTTGAGGCTGAATAATAAGCACCTTAACTCTGTCCGTGTTTTGAAAGTCATCCACGATGGTACTTCTACGACCTACGGGTACTGCACCATTGATAACGTCACAGACAATCTTGCTCTTAGTGAAGTAGTCACGTAGCAATTCGATGGTGTGCGTGAAAGGCACAAATATTAATACTTTGTGTGAGCTCTCTTCAACCACTTCAAGGATGACTTGCAGCCTGTTGGATACATCAAACTCTACAATGTCTCTAGTATCCGTATACACCGCACCGCCGGATATCTGTAGCAGCTTGTTTAGACTTGTTGCTGCATTAGCAGATGTAACCTCTTCACCCGCCGCTTGCATAATCATGTTGTCCTTGAGCATCTTGTAGTACTTAAGTTGCTGCGGGGTAAGCGGTGCATCGCGTTCAACATGTGTAACTTCAGGCAAGTCCAAGCACTGATCCTTCTCAAATCGTATCGCCGGTTGCAGCACGTTGTGTACTATGGTCTGAGCCTCGGCTCTTGGAACCCACCGATACATACCAACCTTGAACATCACTTGGTCACGAAACTGCCCGAAGAACGGCGATATGCCTTTGGGGTTAACAAGTTTAGCTAGACCAAACGCATCGACAGGTGATTGCGCTGCCGGTGTACCGGTAAGCATCCATAAACCCTTGATCTTTTTGTTCAGGTCACGCATGACTTTCCAACGCTCAGTTGATGGGTTCTTATAGGCAGATGCCTCGTCAACTACGATCAAATCAAAACCGGCACTAAGTACTTCATCCTTGACACTAGCTAACCCATCAAAATTAATGATGACAAACTCAGCACCACTGTTAATAACTTTAGTTCTTTTCTTGCGGTCACCATAGGCTATATCGCACGTGCGGTGCATAGCAAACTTGAACAAGTCGTTCTGCCAAGCTGACTTCATAATAGACAGGGGGCATACCACTAGCACCCTACGCACTAACCCTGCATTCATTAGATAATCAGCAGCCCATATAACAGAGGCGGTCTTTCCCGTACCTTGCTCGTTAAAGCAAAAGGCTTTAGGTCTTTCCGCTAAGAATGCTGCTGTTACTTTCTGATGTGCAAATGGCTTAAATTGTCCGGGCCAATCGTAATCATCCATTATTTTTTGCGTTCTCTTTTACTGACTTCCGACACAAGGTTGTGTTTTGAATCACGTTTGAATGAGCGGTTGCTATTAGAATCTTCGGCACGAACACCATCCTTGATTGAACCGCCCTTGTCGATAGCTTTTACGTGGGCAGCGTCTTTACCGTCACCTTTGCTTAGCTTACCGACCTTGACTAGGCTTGCACGTGCTTTGTTACGCTCAGCTCTTTTTTTGATCTGGTCTGGCTTTCCTTGATACCCTTCGTACTCTTGCTTGTAGTTTCGGTCTGCTTTGTTCTTGTAAGTCATTTAGTTCTCCTTCAATTCTTTCAACGTGAGTTTTTCGATCTACGTTAAGGTGATGGGTTTCAAGTGTCTTACGCTCAATCCCGAAGTTAGACAAGTCAGTTTCCCAAAGGGGTTTACGGTTCTC